CTTGTAGTCCTTGACAGGATAGTTCTCTGGGTCAAACTGCATGTAACGACAAGCAGCCTTCTTGACAAATGGGATTAAGAATGACTGCTGAAAGTTAATCAGGGTACGCTTATGACGCTTGATGATTGCACCAAGGGACATGCTGATACCAGCAGCCGTAGCGTCACCATTGATACTACCGGGGATACCAGCAGAGTCAATAGCACCTGTAGACATCTGAACCATCTTTTGTAGTTCTGCTGCCTGTGCAAAAGTAATCTGACTAACCTGACCAAAGTTAAATGGATTGAGTACAGTCTTAGGGTCGCCATTGGTTAAGATGATCTTACCGGGGCGCACCTCTGGCCTAGAGCCTCTAGGAAGCCGTGTAGCGTCCATAGCCATCATTGGGTGTACTGTTAGGGCTAGGGCATCAATACGTGCACGTAGCTCCGTATCAAGCGCCTTTTGGCTGTTGTATCCCTTCTCACATACACCTCGGCCCCAGAACCTACCGGGTACTACATCCCAAGGAAATGCTACTACAGGACGATCCTGCATCATGTATGGGTTAGCTTCTGCTTTTAGTAGGATGCCTCCATTAGCGACAACCACAATAGCTTCCACATAATAACTGGCGTCTTCATCGTTCTCTGGTTCCTCTACTTCAATATCAGCAATGTCTTCGTCTTCGTCAAGCAGAGCTTCCTTCTCGCCAATCTCTAGTAGGTAGCGAGGCACAAGACCGTAGTACTTAGTTAGGCGTACCTTGTCATCGTCATAACTTGTTAGGTCTTGGTCTGGCTCAAGGTCGTAGTCACTAGCTGCCTGACCTACGTATACGTTCCTGTAGACACCTTCTTCCTGTAGTTGCTGTACCTTGTGTCGTGGCACAAACTCATCTACAGCAACGCCTATAGCGTCCTCAATGGACGTAGCTACTGGGTCAATTAGGAAGTTCTGAGGCATTACAGGGCGTAGTTTGACTACAGTACGGTCTGTTACGTTAACACCTACTGCCTGTAGCTGTCCGTCCATGATAGGTTGTGTAGCAGGAGCCATCTCTTTGACTTCCTCTAGCACTACTTCAGCTACACCAGTGCCAAATACAGCACTGTTGATAAGACATTCACCTACTTGCTTGCGTATCTGTGTCTTCTCAAAGTCCTCATGCAGCTTTTGTCGCAAATAAACGACATCTTGAGCCTCTGCGTCACCCATATCGTCGGTAATGTCAAAATAACTACCACGACCAAAGGTTGCTTCCTCAATTTCTGCTACACTGGACTCTACAGCCTGCTGTAATGCAGGTGAGATGATACGTGAACGCTCACTTTTGCGCTCCATGTCCTCTGCTGCCCAGATACCCCGCCATAAACGGTAAAACTCTTCAAATCTTTCTGAATAATTGGACTCATAGTGATCTCGCCATGAGTCACACTTAGCCATTACCCAGTTTTCTAGGTGTTCGTCACTTGACAAAACGTCATTGTCACCATAATCCATAATTTTTACCTTGAGCGTGAGCGTTTAGTTTTCTTTGCTATCTTCTTAGGCTGTGCTGAATGTTGTTTGCCAGCCTTAGTGTCTTGTCTTTTTTTCTTGGTAGTAGCTGCGTATTCTTTACTGGACAAAGACTTGATTGCTTTTTCCGGTAAGTAGCGTTCTCCAGTAGCTTTAGAGCCTTGAGTACTGGGCTTACCTGATTTTGTACGCCACTTCTGCTTAGTCCACTTCTTTAAGGACTTCTGTGACTTAGCTAGAGCCATTATTTGTATCCTCCACCCTTGGCTTTGTATTCCTTTGCCAACATCTGGGCTTTTCTCGCTGACCATTGTCCAGCTTTGCCACCTTTTGTACCTGCTTTGATTTTATTAAATAGGTTCTTACGCATAGTGGGCTTGGTGTAGTTACCGGCTTCATTGACTCTTGACTTAGGTTTAGCTTTAGTGGGCATGTTAATATCCTGTTACAACGTCTAATACTTCAAGATCATCAATCTCAAAGTCATATGAGTAGGCTACTTTAGCCAGTTGGTCTGTGTACGCAAAGGCATCCACAAGGTCATCGTGTGTTAGTACATCTGGAAACTGAAACAACTGGTCTAAAAATCTACTGTTCCATTCACCCTTGCCCAAGGTAATCTGACCATTCTCAAATCTACCCTGTAAGGCCCACATGATTCTATCTGTCTTCTTCTTGTTGCCGTGAGTTAGCTCTTCTACAACAAAAAATCTACCACGTTGCTTCATCAAGTCCATTAAGGGAGACATAACAGCTTGTTTGGAGATACCTCTTTCAATACCTACACTGATGGGCCTGTAGTCCCGTACAGCCTCAAAGATCTTCCTAGCTGTCTCCGCTAAGTCCCAGCGACCATGTATGATGTTCTCTAGGTGCCATCCATTTTCATTTACTTTTACAACAGCAATAGCTGATTCATCCAGCTTAGAGTTTTTAGTTCTCTTCTTACTTACGTCCTCAAAGCCAGCTAAGTCAATGCTTATGTAGTAGTCACCTATCTCTGGTGCTTCACCAAACTTAACCCAGTCCTCTTTAAACATCTCTGAGCCTCTAGCTTCAAAGGATGCCATAAACTCTTGACGGAAGGCATAGGATGACATAGACTTTTTAGCTAGGTCAATCTCCTCTGGGTCTAGTAGCTCATTGTCGTAACTTGTAAAGTGCCATGCTTCATAGGACTCATCGTCCTCTAGCTCTGCGTACTTGTACAGATCATAGAAGTGGTTGCGACCCATAGGTGTACCAATAAACAATGCACCACCCTTTTGGTCAGCCAAGGCAGGTCTAAGGATCTGCTCAAACACCTCTGGCTTCATGTCAGCGTACTCGTCCATCACTAAGAACTTTAGTGACACACCTCGCATAGTCTCAGGTCTGTCGGCACCTTTGAGGCTGATGGTTGCACCGTTGACCAGCTTAATCTGTAGGTTGTTTATATGTGCGTTAGTTACAACAGGGTGCGCCAGCTCCAATAGTGTTTGCCACATGATGTCTCTGGCCTGTCCCTGTGTTGGAGCTACATAGAACACATGGCCTTTGTCTGCCTGTAGAGCATTTACAATCAACATCCAAGCTGCTAGTCTGGACTTACCTGTACGTCTACCAGCAGCTACAATCTTAAATCTGGTATTGTCAGCCCAGACCTTCTTCTGCCAATCAAGTAGTTGTATGTTTAGTTCAGTCATAGAAGTACTTAACTACATACTCATCTAAATCTTTTTCTTCCTCACATTCATACTCAACATCTAAATCAGGATCACCATCCCAGTTTAGATCTTCTTGTTGTGCTAAGGTCTTTAGGTATTCTCTGTTAGTGTTCACTAACTATATGTCCACATTACAGGTGTATCAGTAGCCCTAATGTCTACATGCACAAAGCCTCCAGCTACACCAATACCAGTAAAGCCTAACTTAATAGCATTCTTTACTATAGTGTACCTTTGTAGACCAGAGGATACAGCTATGTCCGCAGCTATACCTTGTGCATGTGTACCGGGAGTTTTTTTTCTTAATTCAATAGGATGGTCAGGAGATCTATAGCCACTTGTGATTACAAAAGGGAAACCACAGTGTTCTCTAAGCTCATCTAAAGCAAAGATTAATTCATCTTCTATCTCATTCTCACCTGTAGCTTTACAGGCAAACTCATCTCTACTGAAGTACTTAAACGTCATTGTTTGTATAGTCTCCTTCAATAAATGAGTTATCACTCATCTGAGGTTCTTGGTTTGGTGTAACATCTGTCTCTACAGCGCCTCCACCTATACCTGAGATTGTTATGGATACCGCTGATCTACCTCCAGCACTATCCTTCTCAAAGTAGCTTAAGGGTAACATACGATCCATTACTAGCTTCCAAGCAGCAGCTTGATTCTTATGGTCATCATTAAGTGCTGCATCAAATATACTATCTAGTACTCTACGAGACTTAGGACTAGCTAACATCCTAGCTTTATACTCATTGATAATTGAAGCATCCCCTTTAGGTCTACCTACCTTACCTCTAGAGCCACTAGTCTTCTTAACTACCTCATCTTTCCTAGGTCTACCTCGCTTACGCTTAGGAGGATCATCTTGATTATCCATAATGTATTTACCTTAAGCTATCTAAGAATACCTATTTATTATAGCATATTTTTAAGCATTTGTCAAGTACTTTTTACTGTTATTTTTTAGACTGAGTCAAAGTTTTAATTTCTCTTGTGTATTCAAGAGGTTACATAAGTTAGTGAATACTTACTTTTTTATTATTTTACTGTAGTTTTCTAATTTCTACTTTTGAGTACTGGAGC